ACAGGCAAGGAATCGACCCGCGCCATGGCTCTAAGATTGCTGCGTGTATCAGTGTGCCTAGATCCATGGCGCGGGTCGATTCCTTGCCTGTGCTGTGCCGCCATTTGTAAGGAGATTGGTTGAAATCCCATAGTAGTGACTTGCTGACAGGTCCTGACAGGTTCGTCGGCGATGCGGAACGTGAATAATACGCTCTGCCCAAGTTGTATTCAATAGATGCGTTTTTCATGGTTTGGCTTTGGCTTTGATTGCAAATGCTTTGTCGATGCTGGCGATTTTGTCAGTGGTTAGCTGTGCTACAGAGGTAACCCCGTAGTGTTTCAAAAATGCGGGTTCGTCGATAGCAAGAGCTTCTATGTTCTCGCGAATTCTGGCAGCTTCACCGCTTGAAATAAGCGGATATACTGCCGATTTGTTATGTGCGGCAGATTGCCCGTCATCGTCCTCCTGTGCTACCCCGCAGACCGCTGCCAGCGAGTAACGGCGCAGGTATGTTGTCGCTGCCCCGATGCCCTGCCCGTCCTGTTTTGCTGGGACGCATGACATAGTGCCGTAAATATACCCTCCACCGCTGTGAGCGATAGTGGTAGTGACGTGGCAGATCCCACCGTCAAACGAGGGCGATTGGATGACTGACAAGCCATTTGCCGCCAAGACGGGGCGAACGGTGTTTAGGACCTCGGCAAGGTCGGCGTATTTGCTCTTAAAATGAGGGTTAAGGCTCCCTTTTGTGGCGTTTTCTACTTCTCCCTGCATTTTTGCTAGGGCGGTGAATAGTTCAGGTGTGCTGTGTTCTAGGTTCATTGTATTTTAGTGTTTGCTTGGCTCATGCCTCGCAGGTGTTGTTTTTAGTGGTTTCTGTGGTTTGTTCAAGGATAATTTCTGAATATCTTTGCAGTATCTTATGCATTCGTTCCTTTGACTTCTCGCAATAGTGCAAGCGTTCATAAGTCTTTTTACGTGCGTAAAATGCTGCTGTGTGATGGGTTCGGTTCACGATTTCGGCTGAGTCCTGGAGCGAGTGAGCTTCACTCCATAGAGTCATCACGATCTGCCTAGCGAGAGCCTCGGAAAACCGTTTACGCTTGCCAGCGATAGCCTCGGGAGTCACCCCGAGGACATCAGCAACGGATTGCATCAGCGCGCTTTTGTTGTCGATTAACATGCGAACAAGGAGACTAGTTGTTTGCGCAGGTTGTCCGAAATGATCATAGTGGAGTCTGTAGCCGATGCCCATCGGTCAACGTGCATTTCTGAGCATGTCAGCACAAAATTTACGCGATCATTTGCGGGGGGAATGATTCTGAAGTAAGTGCCGACTAGTTTTTTAGTCTGCACGTCCTTTGTCTTGCTGTCGGTGATGATAACGAGGGGATCTTCTGTTTTTTGGTATAATATCATGTTGTAATTGGCATTTGCCATACACCCCGCAGGGTGTTTCGATCTTTGCCTGAGATCTCATCAGTGGCTATCTGTGCCGCAGCAGCCGCAGCATGGCGCATCTTCACACATGCCTGATCTGTTGCGGTAAATCACGGCTCCGCTGTTCATGCGGTAAAATGTGGTTTTATCATATCTGTGGCTAATGCTACGGCTTGGTGCGCCTGAGACTAGGGCTCGCGCCTCATCTGCTACTTCATCGGGGACATCCCAGCCCTTGGCTATCTTGTTCCATTTTCCGCCCATAGCTTTGAGCGTGTCTTTTACGGGGTAGGTATTTCCTGTTATAGTTTGCATGGTTTCGTGCTGTGTTGTGTTGTGTTTTATTGGTTCAGTAATGCGATTCGCTCCATAATCATCCCATCCAATCGGGCAAGCTCGCGGGGCGTGATAGTGCCAGCTGCATAGTGCCTGTCGCATCGCTTTTCTAGGGCTTCGAGATCGGCTGTAGATACGGCGGCACGGATGCGCTGTGCCAGTGCTGTGTAAGTTGTCATGATGGTGAGTTTTTTTAGTTGTTTACGCAATGTTCAATCCCTGTTTCTTCCGTCAGTTTTACGCTGATTTTGCAAGCGTGGGCAAAGCTTGCGCAGATCATAACCCTAACCCATCCCGCCTCAGTCAGTTTATAAACGGTTTTCATAGTACTAAGCATAGGATAGTGAGTATTACAAGTAGGGCAATCGTGACGACTCCCCCGATGATTTCGGCGGTGATAGTGAGCCATTTCCGCCATGGATTGCGGCGGATAGGACGGCGGATTAGTGAGCAAGTTGGTTGCATAGTGGTTTGTGTTAAATTTAGATCATTTCGCATTCGATCAATCCGTGAGCCAATCGTCGGTTGATTTTGATACAGACCGCGCTTGCTGGTCTCTCGGCGCGTCTGTAAGCGGAATCAATCAAACGAGCGGCTTGGCGTAGGGCGCGCGTTTGCACGTCCATCCATGTCTCGGTTTTGCTCGGCTGGTTGTCGCCGTTCTTGGTGCGCTTCAGCTCGGATGGGCTGCAGAGTCTCTCTGCAATGTCGGAATTGTAAATCAGCGCGTTGCCTCCGCAAGAATACTCGCTCCAATTCCTAGCACCGTTTAACAGTTTTTCGGGGCTATATGTCGGGTCCAGCTGGTCGGCTAGCTCCTCAACCATTTCGAGCGCATATGCTTTAACCCCGCGCTTCCATGCGGATGTTGCGGGGCTTGCTGCTATGATGGCAAGGGCGGCTTGTGTCGTGTTGTCGTGTTGTGTTGTCATGTTCAAGTTGTGGTTGTTGGTTGTTGGAAATTATGCAAGGCAGAGTTCGAAGCCAATCAATTTGTTGGCAGCGGCGGCAGTGAGTAGCGCAAAGCGTCCACGGGATACCAGCGGCAAAGCTCCTCGCTCCTTGTAAACGGGGCTGGCATAATATACGCCCTGCGATTGGCGGAGAGTGTAAAGCGTTCGGCCTTTCGCAAGGAATGTTTTCCCATCATTTACCGCCGTTGTAATTTCGGCAGGTTCGAATTCAATACCAGCAATTTTAAGTGTGTTCATGTTCAAGTTCAAGTTGGAGTTGTTGTGGCCACCAATGCGCGGTGACGGACTCAAAGTAAGCGGATTTACTCACAATGTCTACAACATTTTTATAATTATTTTCGCTTTTCTTGTTTTCTGTTGATTATCAACGCTTTATTGCATAAGATTTTTTCAGCATTTCACAGAACGAGCGGGGAAAGCGAGGAACAAAGCATCAATTTCAGGGATGATCGGCAGAGAATCAAGCGAGTGGAAAGCGAGAGAGAATCAAGCGAGAGAATCGAGGGAAAAGCATCGGGGAAAGTATCTCAGAAAACCTATTCGATCACCTTAAAGAATATCACCAATAATCGAACTCGATCACCAAGCACGAGGCGCACACATCACAAGCATTATCATCCGTTCTTTCTTGTACCGATTATACAAGCAATTCTCAAAACGTGTCAAGCAAATAATTTTCTCGTTAGATTTGGCACGATACCAGACTCGAGCGAACGTTTGATTTGTTTGCTGTTCGCATGAGTGCTGTTCGCATGAGTGCTGTTCAGGTGGGTAGCGTTCGGATGAACAGTGTGGTGTGCGGGTGAGTAGTGTTCAGGTGAGTAATGTTCAAATGAGTAGTGTTCAGGTGGGCAGTGTTTGCTCGAGTAGTGTGCGGGTGAACAGGGGGGGAGGGGGTCGCGCGCGCGGTGGCTACGGATATAGCTATTGGTTCCCCACCCTCCGAAAAAATGCCTAAATGGCTACTTGACAAATCCTCACAAAATGATAAAACACGCGCATGAGCAGTCCAGTTTCATACGATTTACAGGGTCAAGGCGGCGGTTTATATATTGACGAGACAACAGGAGTCATCAGCGGCAATTGGCGTTGGATTCAAGTTATTACAGATACAGTATTTAACGATATCATCAGTAGCAATATTGATGATTTTACCAATATTTCTAATACGACAATTCCTGCTGGTATTGGCATTGGCGGCAGGTTTAGTGAGATCGACCTGCAGAGTGGTTCCGTAATTGCCTATTACGCATAATGAGTCAGTTTGCACAGAGTGACAGTGCGATGGACGAAGCGCAATCCTCAGATGGGGATGGTGGGTTTCTGAGTGTGAATCAGCGATTGCAGTTGAACCAGCTAGAAGTTGGTGAGGTGCGAGAGTCGTTGAACGGCAGGATGGAAGGATATTGGAAGCCACGCAGGGGGATTGTCGCTAGGACAGGATCGTTGACAAGTGGTGGCAGTCCATTACAGTTGCCGTTCTTTCTGATTGATTCAGCTAAGAACATCACTGCCGCTAGTGTAACTGCTGGTGTGGTTACAATTACGATTACAGGTCACGGGTTGACTGGCACGGCACTAGGAAGAATTACTGGACTTGTCGGCAATGTTGAAATGAACGGTGACTTTTCGTTGACCGTAGCTAGTGTTGATACGCTGACGTATTCTGTAGCTGGATTAACATCTATCAGCGACCAGACTGGCACATTGTCCACAACTCCGATTAACGATGCCGCTAACGTCAACGTCCGAGCATCTTGCTTGTTTAGCGATCCAAACACAGGCAATTCAGAAAGCATTGTTCTAGCGTTGGACACTAAGGCTATCTTAGTAGATTTAGATGGATATACGCAGCAGGATATTAAGTATCCTACAAGTCAATCCGTTACTAGCGACACTGACATGATACAAGCGTTTGATCGCGTGTTCTTGTTCCGTGGTGGGTCTCAAGCATTTGAGTGGTTTCCTAATGGTCGGCAAATTGAAAGTGCTGCTCAGGCGGGAACAACCACTGTAACGATGCGTGTGAAAGACCACGGGTTGACTGCTGGAGATAGCATTATAGTTAGTGGACTTACGGCTGCATCTCCTGATGTTCCACCAAATGGAACATTCACTGTTCTTTCCGTAACAGATAAAGATGTATTTACTTACACCTTTACATCATCTCAAACTGAAACATTTGGTGTTACGAGTGGTGTCATAAAAGCAGATTTTACGCTTGTTCCTGGAGGCGAGTATACTCAACCACAAATATTTAACGCTAATGGACTTAATGTAAAAGCGTTGGATGGTCTTGTTACAATAAATGTCGAGGGCAATTTAACTCTAGAAAAGAATAGCGTGGTTGTGGTTTATGAAACTACAATTCCAGAGTTTGAGCCTTTAGTTGGGATGCAACTATCTATTGCGAGTGCCTCATTAACAGAGGTTCAATTTTATGCTCCAGTAGCAAACTATACACAAGATATTGTGTCTGCATCTCAAACCGCGACTACGGTTACTGCTGTAGTTAAAGGGCATGGATTTGCGGTAAGTGATTCCATAACTGTTTCAGGTCTTACTGGCATAAATGGTGGCACAATGCCTAATGGCACACAAACTGTAGTAAGCGTTACTGGTGATACTTTTACTTACACGGCTACTGCAGCATTGCCATATTACACATTAGTTACCCCACTTAATGCTACGGCAGTGTCTTGGGCTGCTGGCGGTGTCATTACAATCACAATTTCTAGTCACGGGCTTGGAGCAAGTGGATGGGCAAACATTAGTGGGTTTACTGGTGCTGACAGCATATTAAATGGGAATCACTTATTTACACGTGTAAATTCAAACCAACTTTCATTTGTTGTTGCTGCATCTACATCTGTAACGTATCAGACACCAATTTTATCTCAGATGACATATGATTTGGTGACAACTGGAGCAACAGCTTTTAAGCCTACTCGTGCTAGTCAACAAATTGAGTTTGGCGGTAGCTTCAGTGTCGGTGGTGGATTTATCCATCAACCCGCTCCGCCATGGGGCGTTTACTTCCAGCGTAGATTGTGGGTTCCATTTTACTACGATCCAAGCGGAACATACAATGTTCCAGTTTATACAAGTAGAAAGATTACTGACGAAATATCTGTGTCGGACATTTTAGATAGCCACACATTTGACCAGATTGCCAATCAGTTCCGAATTACTGGTGGCACAGCAGATTACCTTGTGGCAATGCAGGGATTTTACGACGACAAGTTAGTTGTTCTTAATCGCAATAGCTTGCATCTTATCAGCGGCACTACTGGAAGCTTAAATGACACCCGTGTGACTGCGCTGACTAACGAAGTCGGGTGCTTAGCTAAGAAAAGCGTTGTTATGAAAGGCAACGCTATGTTTTTCCTTTCGGATGAAGGTGTGTATGCTGTTGAGTTCTTAAATGACTACAACCTTCGCGGTGCAGATGAGCCTATTTCTAAAAACATCCAGCCGTATATTGACAGAATCAACAAGAATCTAGCTGCCGAGGCGGTTGGAACTCTGTTCAATAACCGATATTACCTTGCTGTAGCCTTAGATTCCATTGCAGGAGCTAACGATGCTATTGGAAACAACACAATCTTGATCTTCAACTTCCTAAACAAAGGATGGGAGTCTATAGATACGTTCGGTGCTGGTGATTTTATCATCAAAAACCTAATTATTGGCAGCGCATCTGAGCGAAACAGCATTTATGCAGTGACATCGCTGGGTGGAGTCCATGAATTAGAGGCAGTAGAGACATCCAATGACAGTTTGGTGTCTGCTGGATTAGTATCTAGCTTCCCAATTCAGTCATCTTTGACAACTAGAGGCTATGCGCTGGGCAATCTTGACCGCAAACGCTTCACAGATGGGCAAATTACCATGCAATGTGTCGATGGTGGTCTAGGCGAGTATGACATTTCCTTCGCAGCAGAAGATCCAGACAACAATCAGAGCATCGGAACGACAACCATGTTTCTTGATGGCGTGGTGCTTGGCACAGGATCTGCCAACGAGGACGAGACTGGTAACATTCGCTTTCGCCTTGGCGGCATCAGAGGCTATCTGGGAACGCTAACCTTGACACGGACAATCGGTTCCCCTA